GACCAATGACCAAGCAGAAATGGAATCTTCGTTGCAAGTGGTGACAAAATACCTTTCTTCATTAAGAAACGAAATAGTCGATTCTCTTGAAAAATAGGCTTGATATTTCCATCTGTATCACGCACCTGATATTTCACATTGCTTGCGATTCGAAATCGCCCTTTTGTGTTTGATTTAATCATGATGTTTTTGATTTAGTTTCGGCCGGCTTTTTTTCACCGACTAGGTTTTTTCGGATCGAAGCGATATTTTCATCTTCGTTGTCGAGCGCTTTTTGTTTGACTGCGCGTTTTTGTTCGATGCTAAACGTTTCTGCATGTTTATCAACATCCGCCTTGATTTCTTTCTCCGTTGCCGAAGCATCGAAACCAACACGTCGCTTTGCAACAATCTCATCTTTCTCATCCTTTTGCTCTTTCACAATATTGAATGATACTTCGATCAGATTCTTATTTTTCGCTTGATGACGTATCTTTTTTACGTCAACGATTTTTGATGTGTAAGTCATAGATTATGCTGTTTTTTTAAGAAACGCTTTGACCTCGAATGTAAACGCCGCTGTTCCATCTTCCGTAACAACTCCACGGACCCGAATACGATCCCCGAAACCGATTTGAAGTGATGTACTTTCTGCAAGATCAGTACCTACGATCGCCGTTTGCGATGCCGGTGGTGTTGCCTTGAAAGCCATGATGTATTTAGATGGCGAACCATCCCCATCATGTTGTGTGAAGTGGCCAATATTGACCCACGACCCACTCACTCCATCCTCGAAAGAAGTATCAACGTAGACATCCAACTTGTCGGCTGTTGCGGTAATATCTGCTGTGATATCAAGAATCACGACCAATTCGTCCCAATTATCTTGAAGTTTCAATCCTTTACCAGAATAGATCACATAGTTTTCCGCATCCGCCATTACGTCCACACTAATCGATAGCGCTGTTGCACTGTCAACTGCTGTGACGATCGCCCACGTATCGTCGGTTGTGTTGTGAATAATATCGCCAATGGCAATACCATTTACAACAAAGTTTCCGGCCGCATCCGTAAGTTTGTCTGATGTCGTTGCTGTTGTAACACTTGTTACCTTTGCATCTTCGTGAAAGCTGAAAACGGATTGCCCGCCTGCAACTGCATCCGAAGCCCAAAGTGTAACTTGTTTTGTTAACGTCATAACATTTTTTTGGTTAAGCTCGGATCAATGTTTGAATCGACCTGATTTCAAACGATCCGTTTTTTATAGATCCTGTCCTGGACCTGCGTCATCTGTTTTAGGTTCGTCATCCTCATCACTTTGATCAGAATCACCGGCACCCTCTGAATCATCATCTGACTCATCGTCGCCACCCTCATTTTTAGGCTCTCCGTTAGAAGACCCATTCTCGTTTTTTTCCTCTGCATCTTCATCAACTGAGGGCTCACCGCTATCGGCTGACTCTCCGCCAACTTCCGGCGTTTTATCACCATCCTTGTTGATTTGTGATCGTTGATTTTTACCTGATCGTGCTTTGGCTTTTTCTTCTGGACTTTGAATCCTTGATCCATCCTCCGGGGTTTCGTCTACAACCTCATCAGTTGAGATCACGCCATTGCTCAAATGAGCCTCGGCCTGTTCGTCTGTAAGATCGACAACCTCATCACCCCTTGCATAGACAACACCATTATGTTTGATATTACCTGTCGCAAAATATTGATTTCTCATGTTTATGATTTAGTTTAATCGCTGATAACGTATTCGACAAACAGATTCAATTTTCCGGCCGTAACCGCTTCGATTGCGATTGTGGCTGTCAATTCTCTTTCGGCTGTTGTCTTGATCTTTGTGGCTGCATAAAGTGCAATCACTTCAAGCGCTGTGTCATGGGCCGCATCTGCTCCAAGAGCCGGTGCGCTCGCAAGTGTTCCATGAATACCTGCATCCCAAGGATTTGTTGATGTAACAATTGTTACGGCCGCAACAAGATCGTTTGCACCTTGTACACTAATTGCAATTGAGGCCGCATCTGATGTCGGTGATGCAAACGTTGTAACAACATCATACCACGCATTCAAGATGACTGCATTGTCTGGGATATACACCCCAAGACCATGAGCCGCAACTGTTCGCTCTCCGGTATTAGCCGATGGATCGAATGTTGCAACTGCGATTTCCTTTACCTGATTTCCTTTATAGACTGTTCGGGCCCCTTTTCGCCTAACGCGATATTGAACTCCTGAACGTGGAAGACTGTCTCTTAATGTTTCACTCATAATATTTTTTGTGCGCCTACACCCCAATCAAATGATTGAGGTATTTATGCGCTTTTATTTAGTTATTAAGCTACTGCTGTTTTGATAAGATACCCGGCACCAAGAGCAACAACTTGCTGATCGTAGTACATGTTTCCGACACGAACATATGTTCCTTGTCGATCTTCTTCATCGGTACCTCGCAATCTCTTTGATTGCATTTTCTTCCATGTGTATGTAAGCCCAAGAGTTATCATCTTTGGCGCAACACGTGGATTTACGAATGCAAGAATTGCATCTTTGCCCCACAAGTAAGCTGTGGTTTCAGTCGCACCCTCGATTGAGTTTGTGTAATAAGCTCCACCGACAATTACTCGATCAACTCCTACCAATTCGGCAAGCAATTGAGTCGTAATAACTCCCTTTTGAGAATATTTCACACGCTCCAAGAATGATGGGTGATGCTTCAATTTATCCCACACCTCCTTTCCAAGAATAAGAACGTTTGGATTCACGCCGATTGAGCTGTGAACTGTTTGCATTCCTGTTTCAAGATCATCAAGTGGATCACTGTTTGTGTAATCACTCCATAAATCTGTACCTGAAAGAGTTGTGTTGTTTGTAAGAATCGCTGTGCTTCGAACAATTGCTTGAAGCGTATTCTCTTTGTCAACAAGTAGCATGTCTGTAACATTTTCTGTCGCATCAACAAATGGTGATGTTGGTGTTACTGCATTATCTACATCATCATCTGAAACAAATTGTTTCAATGCGTGATCTTCTGCGAAATAAGTTGTTGAGTTTGAGATTGAAAGTGTAACTTCATTTGAAGCTGATCCGCTAGCACGCAATGTGTTAGTTAATCGGAATCGTCCACGATCATAAACGAAGTGTTTTCCTGATTGTTTCTTCACTGTCAAAGCAGGGAATACCTGATCGGCAATAAATTGATCGTTTCCATACGCGATGGCAACGTTCGTTAACATAGGATCAACACCAAGATATTGATTAGTCATAATGATTTTCGTTAATATTGATTGTTAATACCTATGCGATGTAGATGTGCTGAATACCAAGTGTGACCTCGATAATGTCGCCATCTGTGGCACTGGTTTCTAATGCTCGACCGATTACTATGTCTCCGTCTGTTGTAGTCGTAAGACCACGACCATCGGATTTTGCTGTTACCCAGTCACCAAGCGTGATGACTCCACCAGCAACAAGTTTTGATGTACCGAGAAATCGATACGTCGCTGCTTGACCTGATTCTGGTGCGTTTTGTAGAACACCGACAATGAAGTCCAATGGACCCTCACCTGCCTCGATGTCTCCTGACGCATCCATTTGAACAATATGAAATTGCTTTGAGGAAAGATCCTCACTCGCAACTCGTGTTGCTTCAAAGTCTCTAATTGATTGACTCATGATTTTTAAGAGTTAAAGATTTTTAATGACTACGCTTCAAGCGATTCGTTGTATCGCTTTTCAAGATCAACATTTTCTGAGAACACTTCTTTCACCGCGTCGGCGTATTTAAGTGACCCCTCTGATGCCTTAATCTTTGCGCTAACTGCTGTTTCAACTTCCTTTGCAACATCGGATGTGTCTCCACCTCCATCGCCTACTTCACCGAAGATTTGCATCTTTGGCATTTTGTTTACGATGTCGTTGAATTGATCTCGTTGTTTTTCAGAAAGAGTTATAACAAAAGACGTAATTGCTGTCTTTTGTGCCGGTAGAAAGTGACCTCCCTTGTTACTTTCTGAGAAAAGCATCTTTTCAACACTTGATCCAATCTTCATTGTTTCAAGTTCCTTGAAAGCTTTGTGCCCATTGTTGGCTTTATTTTCAAGAGTTTTGATTTGAGCTTCGGAAAGATATCGGCCTTTCCCTTTTTCTGATGCCTCCTTTTTGTCGTCGCCTGCGCCATCGCCTGCTCCGTCTCCTGCGTCATCACCACTAGCATCGTCGTCGTCTTTTCCAGCCTCGTCACCGTCATCGGCACCGTCACCAGAATCATCGCCGTCGTCGTCGCCATCCGCCTTTACTTCAAGAACCTCTTTATGAGACTCCTTTTGCTCCTCGGTTAGCTCCGCGCTGTGATCACGAACAAATGCTTTCTCCTCATCTGAAAGAGTAGAAACATCTTTCGCAAGTATTTCGTTTAGATTCATGTTTTGATTTTCGTTAAATTGATTGATAATATTCGGCTCGCTAAACACTGCGACCGCATCCAATTCTTTAAAATATGGACTGTTCGTAAGTGCTCCACCAACCAGAACATGCTTATATCTGTTTTGTGTTTCGGGATCTTCATACTCCTCGTAAAACTCCGGTGAAAAGTATTTGTAAGAACCTTTTTTCAAAAGCTCTTTCCCCTCATCCGTCCATTCTACGACTGCATAAAGTCCTTTGACCCCTCGATCAATTAGCTCCTTGAACCAACCGATCGCCGGCAATTCACCCCCACCCATACCAGTATCGTGACCGGCCGTGATAGGTAAATCCCTACGAACCTTTGCCTTGAAGTTTGAAATAAACTCCCCGACATCATCCGTTGTGATCTCCATTTCGCCATACCCTGGATGATCCCATTTTCCCACTGGCACGACATGGATTTCATCTGATAGCTCTGAAAAAGACGATCCTTGTGATTCATCTGTAAACAGTTGAATCGGAAACGCAATCCGCTTCGTATCTTCATGCGCTTTTTTTGTTGATGCTTTTTGCTTCATACACTTTTAGTATAACTAATGTTTTAATAAAAAACTAGGCAACTGTTTACTTCTTTTTATTCTTCTTCCGCTTTGCCTCACGCTTTGCTCGTTTCTCAACTTCCTTTCGAGCCGCCGAATCCTGTTTTGTTTTTGGCACTTTCGGTTGAATCAAGTCATTCACTGCATCACCGAAACGATCTCGAATTGTAGTAGGAATACCCCCGATCGGTGGCAATTCTTCTTCTTCAAGTAGAATCTCAACCCATATACCACGACATCCACTGTGGAAAATTGTGTTGTGTCGGAATGAATCAGTCTTTTCGATTATCCGGCCATCCACCGATAAACAATAATTGCATGTACTTCCATCAAGAATCTCTGATCGTTGTAACGCATAGATTTTATCACTGTGAAGATCAAACAAAGTATTTCGCCCTGTATTGATATATCCTGCCATCGCGATTTGAGAAGTATTTTTCGTCAAATCAATAATCTTTTTTGCAATGGCCGCATCTGCAACTGAAAGAGCTTGTGTCGCACTCTCGCCTTTATTCAATGCCTCAACAAGTTTTGTTTTCGCATCGTTCGTAATCTCGGCAATGTGCATTTCTGCAATCGCCACTGACTGAATACCAATCTGATCAATGATTGCTTTTGCATTCGCCGGGGATGACACGCCTATCTCAACGGCCGCATTCACCTTTCCATATTCGTATGCCTCTTTCATCTTCGATGCAATGATCTTTGAATACGCATTTTGCACTCCCATCGTCGCAGACTTGATTGCCTTTGTATCATTCTTCTGAACCGCTTTCGTTAACTTCGACATATACACCGCTCGCTCTTTTTGCAAAAGTGCTTGCGTCTCTTTATCGAACCCATCTTCAAGTTGATCCATTTTTCGTTCTAACGACTTGAAATCAACCTTTGCCTCTGCAAATGTCAATTTACGAAAACCCTTGTATTTTTCTTCATCGTCTGCCTCCGCAAAAGCACGTCGATTGATTTGTGCGATCTCTTTTGATGCCTCTGACTTCACCATTGAAAAGAAAGACTTGTGATCATTCTCTGATGTCTGCCTCTCAATCCGGGCAATGTTTCTTTTTAGTGTGGCAACCTGATGAGCCGGTTCAAGATCACGAATCGATAGTTTTATCGACGCTATGATTTCATTTCTCGTTGGGTATTCTTTTTTTTTAATTGTTTTTGTCTTTTCTGACATTCCAAGCTCATCGATGATTTCTTCATTCTCATCATCCTCATCTGTAGTATCTGCAACTGCTGACTCCTCATCATCGCTCTGATCACGTTCTGGTAGATCAAGCAATTCACGGAAATATCTTTCATCCTGATCGCCTGCCTTGATACCTCCTGCCGTTGTAAGTGTTGAATATGCGTTCGCCAATTTCTCGACATCCGTTCGTGAGATATCTGCAAATGTCAATTTAGGATATGAATCAACATCGGCGAAGTTCATATCGATCAACTGTGGAATTGCGTATTTATTAAAAGCATCGGCAACGTTACCCGCGACCGCTTCAAGTGACTGCAAGAAAATATCTGTTTGATCTGTTGATAGAGCTCGACTTCCTGAATCAGTCGCACCAAGCTCCAGGAATTGCGCAAGAACACCTTTCACAATTTCTCGATTGTGATGTTGGATTGATTCTTTCGGATCACGTAAAGTTTTCCCCATCATGTCTTTGAAACCAATCTCGTAATCATGTGGCTCGATAATGAACGCCTGTTGATGCGCTCGTAGGTTTTTCAAAATGGTCTCTGCCTTTGCTCGATCTGCATCTGTATATCCCTCCGGCAATTTTGCATATGGAATACCAAGACCCTGACGCTCAAACGCAATCGCATCGATCTTATAGAAAGTATTTTTAATATGCCAATGTTTATACGCCGGTCGTAAGATCGAAGTACCCCACCAGTTTGAACCCTCCATTTCATTTACAAATATCAAAAGTTTCTCAATCGGAATATCTACAATCGCGCCTCCTTGCCTCAATTGTTGAATCCCTTGTTTTCCATTATCCATTTCCCACTTCTGAATTGACTTCGGCAATCGTGGTGCAAACTTTTTCCAAACAATTCGATCCACTCCGTCAATCGTACGAACCGTGAAAACTTTTTCAAACGTCATCACTCCAAGTGGTAATGACAAAAGCGCCTGTCTCAAAAGATCATCCCAAGTGATCGACATATATTCAAAAAGATTTGCTTCGATAAACTCGGCCATATCCATATCGGCTGGATCCTCTGATGCCGGCTGAACAAACCATTTTGCTCGTCTAATCGGTAGTGAAGTCGCAAGAACGACGGCCTTGATTGTGCCATCGGATTTTCTCATTTCATCATAAACTGCGATGCCTTGAACGTCTTGAAGTTTTGTGTTGTATTCTTCTGTGATGATCCCTGAATACATTTCCGTACCGGTATCACCTATTTCAACACTTGACTTTTTTACTTTCACATCGGTGGCGTTTACCTGTGATGATCGATTGATCTCGTAGCCGAGGATTTTCATAGTTTTATTGTACTAGATTTTTATAAAAAGCGCTTGTGATATGTCAACTAAAACCTCTCATCCATAAGACCGCCTGTGTGCGTTCCCTGACCTCCGCCTTGCTGTGTTGACTTATCAATATTCGTTTTAGGTAGTATAGATGCCATTTTCCCAAGTGGCCAATGACGCAAAGCACACATCGTTGCATCTGGTACGTGATCATCTTTCTTGACTGGCTTATCACTCCCGACTTGATATCGATATCTTTTGTGTTGCCATAATGACTCTCTGTGTCTGCGTGGAATACGCATCTTTTTCCTTTGAAAATGTGTTCGGTAGTTTCCGACCATCCCGACTTTTTCTTTCGAGAATACTACTTCAACAACTGTACATTTGTGATCCGAATATTGAAACTCTTTTGTTAAGGCCGCTTGCAATTGATCATTCTCAAACTTTCCTGCACTATCGGCATAAATCCATCTGATCTTGTGCAACTTCACCCGAACAATTGCATCCTCTATGATAACCGATAATGGCGTTTGAGAATAGTTGTGATTGTGGAGCTCAACTTTTACATCATCAATATGTTTCATCAATTCAACCCAGGATGTCATCGATGAGAATCCCCAGTCGAGCCCTGCAATGACTTCGGCACCCTTTTTATATGGATATGCACTCAAACTCTCAATGATTGAATCGTCGACATCTTGTGGATCGTTAACCATCCCCGACGCACTCGGCCTCGTTCCCATGTACTCAACATCAAACCAATCAATCGAACTCTTTTCACGAAAAGCCTGAATGACGTTATCAATATTCACCCACCCCTCCGGCTCTCCAGTCCTGCCTTTCGCTCTTGCTTTCAAATCCTGTAAGTCTGGTATCTCACGATTCAATCTGACATCATCCCAAATTGCCGGATCAAACTCTTTCATAACATCAAACATATCCCAACTGAAACGCGTATATCCAAGCTGATCGGCATTATCCCAAACCTCTTGAAAGTACCCAAAGATTTTATGAAAAGTCGATGTCATCACGACAAGTGGATTTTCTGATGTGTTAACCATCGGCAACGCTGACAAAATCAATTCGTCTTTTGTCTCACATGCCTCATCGATAAATAAATCATCCGGGTGGGGCCCTCGAATCTGTTTCGGTGATGCCGCGACCGCCTTAAAATAGTTTTTAGTATCGCAAATACTGTTCTGCATGAGTGGGTTTTTTGGCAAACCATCAATGATCGCTTGATGAGAATAGATATGCCCGGCGAAATAATTGTATACACCCTTTGCCTGTTCAAGTGATCCACCCATATCGACGATGTTTCTTTTTTGAAAATACCACTTCGCAAATCCAATCGCTCCAAGCAACTTTGATTTACCACCTCCACGCGGTCCCTTGATGATGAATCGTGTCGACTTCTCACCTTTCATATTCTTCTCGGCCCATATCATGCCAAAAATCTGCCGAATCTTTCTCGGAAATCGTATGTCCGGTTCAATCAGTTTCAGAAACTTAATCGGTTTCGTCCCGTGTTGGTACCTGATCTGTTTCGGACTCGTTAAGCTGATCTCCTTGAACTTCCGTTCCGACTCGAGCTTGCTCCGAATCTGTGATAATGTCTGCGATGATGTCATAGAAATATTTTTGTCTTTCCTTTGGTAATGGTGCAATCAAAGCTCTGATATCGTCCATATCAAACTTTGTGCCTGCCTGTTCGACCACTTGCTTTTTATCCCAGTTTTCAAAATATGCAAGATACGTTTCAACGTCGTACGCCATTCCGTATATTACACACCGACGATACAACGATGAAAGCACATTTCCTGTTCTATCCTGACCCCATTTCTTGCGCTGTGAATCAACACCTGCCTGAAAATCCTTTCGGTTTTTCCAGTTTGTAAGCGTATCCTGATGAACACCAAACTTTGTTGCAAACATTTTCAATGTCGCTTGCTCTTTGTGTTTCTTCTTTACTTCATCATATTCAATTTCTAGGAAAAAGTTTTTCTCGGGATCTGGTAATGCGAAGAAATGCACAAACTTTTTGTACACATTTAGTTTTCTCACATCATCGACTTTTGCTTTTTCTTTTGGCGGTTCCGCGATATTTCCGATTTCATCGCCCCCCCCTTCCAAAATCCGATTAGTATCATCAGTTTTTCTCATAGTGGTTTCCATTATATCCCTAGAATACAACAAATGACACAACTTGTCACAACAAAACTGAAATCGGATCGCTTTCTCAAAATCCGAATACAGTCATGAAAATCCGAAAACGAATCCGAATCAATATACACACCCCGTTTCGTTTGTATTGAATTAGTGCCCTTGTTATACTTTTAGTACGTTGATCCCGAATCGCCACACACACAACGACACGGCTCTGACCGATTGAAACGATGGTGGCCACGATTATGACGATTGACTAAGGGCTTTGCATTCGTGCATCGCCCTTTCTACTTTATAACTCACTGATCGCTCTTGCCGCTTCGCGATGATCTACGATGTTGTTATACATATCACTTGCAAGATATGTCGCAAGTATTGTTAATCTTCCGGCTAGTTTATTTCGATCACTTATGTTTTCTCTTAAATATTGATATTGCGTTCTGTATGCTTCAACCTCCTCGCCGTATCGAAATGCTGTATCTTTCATATACCGATCCCACCACTCCTCGACTCCGTACTCTGATTGCTGTCTCACGTGAACTGCCTCATGTGCCAAAACGTCTTGTGTTGGTTCTATCGCACAATAAATCGTATCGCCATACGTCACGACTACTGATCCCCACTCAACACCGAACTTTTCAACAAGTTTTTCCCAGTTTGGCGGTTTTTCTTTTGATATTTTCATACGTTATTTTGATAAGCGTACTCACCATATAACTCTCTCGCTTTCTCATCATACGCTCGTGCTGCATCTTCTTCCGTAGCAAACTGGCCAAGATGATAACACTTTCCACTTTTTTCAATTCTCGCACGCCAAGGATTCACTGATATTATTTTTCTCACCCCATTGACACTTGCCCCATTCGCATGAACTCCTTTATATTTTGAAGCAACCCACTGCCCTGCAAACTTCTTTTGTGGTTTCGCTCGATGCTTACTTGTTTGAAATGTTGTATATTCCAAGTTTTGTTTACGATAATCAAGACCTTTTCCATTTTTATGCCTGATCTTATATTTATGCCTCGCTGCCATAATAAATCTGCTCATCGGTATTTTAACAGACGCAACATTTTTTCTTCCCTCCACTGCAATCACCTGCCACGCCTGAGATATACCACTCCCTCCTTTTGCGTGATACCACTTGAAACGCGACAAATAGGAATAATCCTCATCATCCACAATCGCATATTTCCCCTGTGTCAATTTGATTTTTTTCATGATTTTTTATATTAGTTTTTAATCCCACCACAACCCTTTCAAGTAATCGTTAAATAGATACCGACTCATATTGCAATTTACCGCGTTTCCTAGCGCAAACCAACGATTTGCATTGCTCGATCCCTCAGTCCATCCCCTCTTTGTATTCAGCTCAACCGTAAAGGTATCTTGATTCTGTATTTCTTTTGGAATGAACCCAATTATGGCACGGGTTACAAAGGAGTATAAGATTGCTAACTTTTGTTCTGAAATCTCTGTGTCTAAATGATCTGATGTGGTGTACTTCAAAAGTTGTTTGAGTATGATTAAATCGCTCTCGACATCTCCGACAAGTTGCATCATCTCTTTTCCATACAACTTTACGAGCATCTTTCCATTCTTCTGAAGAATCGAACATTGCTCGCTCTGATGTGATACCTCCTTTCCACGACTGATTACGTTCTCCTGTATTCCATTTATTCCAACAAGCATTTGAACAAAATCGTCTATTTTTATAACAGGGTGATACCAATTTTTCTTTTCCACACCTTTTGCACTTAAGCACAACTTTCCTCGACAAAATATCTCTATTCCTGTTTGACCGTAACTTATAAGCACATCGCTTTGAACATGTTTGCTTGTTTGTGGATACCTTGAACTCAAATTGTTTGTCGCAGATTTTACATCCTCTTTTTTTTCTGTTTTTTCTGCATTCCCAACATGTTTTTGCTTTTTGAGACTTTGAGCTTCCACACTTGCAAGGTTCTTTTGAGATTCTAGACATACCGTTATTATACTCTTTTTTTCTGTTTCAGGAAAGTTTTGCAACCTCTCCGCCTCGGTACAACTCAATCTTCGAAACTCGCCTGTCGGCTCTTGCGTAACTAGCATCACCCTCCCTGATGTTGAGACTCCAGTTGTGATTGTATTCACTCGATCATATCCACCAATAAACTCGAAACCTTTTTCTTTTGCCTCCGTCAATCTGCACATTCGCTCATATGCCTTTTTTGACAATTCATCTTTTGGATCAAACTCACTTCGAATACTTCGAAATCGTTTTTTGTCATCAAC